CAGGGCGGTATCAACGCTGCTGGTAGAATAAACGCCTAGGTTCGTTCGGGCCTGGCTGACGCTGGCTAGGTCGGAAAGGTTATTAGCCTGGCGGGCATAGCGCCCATCGGCAGAGGCTTCGGTTAAATAGGTATCTAGGATAAGCGGCTGCACAGAACCGGCATCTATTACCGCGTTCTTAAGGGTGCAGGGAATCTGCAGGACAGTAAGGGTTTTGCTATCGCTGGTAATTTCAACTTCCAGGTTAGTCGCGATTTCTTCCGCGCCGTCCAGAAGGCTAATCGCTTCGGCGGTATTCAGGGACAGTTCGCCGACATAGCCGCTAAAGGAAATCAGGCCCGCGCCGTTAGCGGTCAGTCCGCCCGTTCCAGGCTGCGCGGTAACTGTGATATCGTAGGCGTAAGCGCCGACCTGGGAAACGCTAACCTTATCTACCAGCGCGCCTAGGTTAAGCGCGTTCTGAACATCGGTAGCCGAAGCGCCGATCGCGATCGAAGCGCTGCTGACATCAGTCCCGGTAGCCGCATCAAAGGCCAGGGAGAATGAACCGCCCTTAGGGTCGGGCGTAATGCTGGCGCGATAGGTAGCGCGGCTGCCATCCCAAGCCGAAAGGCTTGCGATAGAAATAGCGCTGGCAGGCGTAGCGGCGAAGGAGGTAGCCAGGCCGGCGATAGTCCGCTGCAGGTGAACCAGGACAATCTGCGGGCGGGTAGAATCGCCGATCTGTAACTTTGAGACAGTAGCGGAAGAGAGGGGAATGAGCGCCGCGCCATCGGTCAGGATATCGCCGCGCGCGCCGTTCAGATTGAAAACGATATTATAGTTATCGCCGATCTTGCTAACAGTAACGCCGCCGGCAGCGGTGATAGAAGCCAGGGAATTAAGCGCGGTAGCCAGGGCGGCTGCCGTAATGTTATAGGCTAGCGCGCTGGTAGTATCGCCGCCGAACGAAGCCTTCCAAGTTCCAGCCAGGGGAGGCTCATCGATCGGCCCGACCGCAATCTTAATCCCAGGCGTTCCAGGAAAGGCTACCTCTTGCCGCGGGTAACTGCTGATTCCCGTATCTTCGACTAGATAGATTTCGAACCTGGCGGTATCGCCCAGCGTAACAGCCGGGTTAGTGATCTGCGAACTGCCGTTAAAGTTACCGAAGGCCAGGCCCGTTCGCGGGTTGATAAACAGTTTGATAGCAGAAGGCAGGGCCATAAGGGTTAGTTTCTTAAAGTTGCCGCGCCGTCAAACGGGTTAGCCTTCAGCCTAGATCGGGCGGGTTTTATATTCCGAAAAACAGATAAACAGTATCGCCCGTAGTCGGTTCGATAAATCGACTAGAGGTAACGCTTCCCCTTAGGAGGTTTGAAACCTGATATGATTTGCCGCCGCCGGCTAGGGTTTCGACCTGGATAAAGCCGATGCTAAGATAAGAAGCCGAAGCCGTATTATCTGGCGGGCTTGGCATTATCGAAATCGTAGATTGGGCGCTGGGGTATTCGGTAGGGCTATTAGGGATTGTCAGGACTACGATAGCGTTAGCGGTAGGCGCGGCTAGGAACGCGCCAGCCAGGCCGATCTGAACTCCGTTTATAGTCGGCAACTGATTGTTAATCGTGCCGCGTGTAACCCTGAAAACTGTCTCGCTGGCATCGTCTTTAATGTCCTCATAAACGAAGAACGCCTGCGTAACTTCTGAGCGCGGGAAATCAACGATCAGGGACTGCCCGCCCGAAGAATTATTAACTGTATAACCAACGCCTTGCTGCAGCATATGTTCGCGGGTTTAGTTCTTCTTAGGGTAAATCTTACTATGGTAGCCGCCTGGGCTGATGCGGATCGTAAAGTTTACTTTGTAAAGGTGGGCAAACTTTTCGTAACTCAGGCCGGTAAGCATCGCAAAGCGATCGTGAAAGAGGGAAATCTTCTGATTACCAGAAGGCAAAACTACATCTTCCATTCCAGGCATCTTTAGGAAAGTTTGGCCTACCATATTAACGCCGTCCTGAACTACGGATTTAGACGCGCTGAAAAACGAAGCGGTGATCTGGCTATCGGCGGTCAGGAAAGACTTAACCCCTACCAGGCCGTTATCGACTGCGGCCTTATTCGTTTCCTTAAACGACTGCGTAACGGAATCCCAGCCTAGCGGCTTCAGGATTTTAACGAAATCCTTATGCGCCTGGATCGGCTGCGTTCCCGTAACTACATCGCCTTTAACTTGAATCTTCGTAATCTCGCCCTGTTCAATGCCGACATATTCCGCGATGATCTGCGAGCGTTCGCCCTTGATAATCGTATAAGTGGATTTGTGGCATTTCAATCTGCCGTCTTTAGGGTGAGCGTCCCCGTTCTTCGGCGCGCGCGAAGCGGCCTGATCGCCTGGGCAGGCAAAGGTTAGCCGCGAAGTAAGCAGCCCGTAGCCGTCAGATTCAATAGACCAATCCGGCTGCAGTTCCAGCCCGTTGATATTTCCTTTAGTAACGATTCGGCTCATAAGGTTAGGCGGTGAAAGTTCCGCCTACGCGGGTAGGCTTGGTAAAGTTGGTATCGGGAACTTCGGGCAGGGTCTTAACATTCAACTTCTGCAGTTCGATCAGAATCTTCTGGCTGATATCCAGGGCGGCTGCCTGGTAATCAATACCGCTGGTCATAGCCTCGCCGGCTAGCGCGCCGCCGATATCGCGGAGGCTGCTGCCGGTGAACTTGCCGGCGGCTTCGGCGGCCTTGGCTTCAGCGTCCAGGGCTTTGCCTAGTTCGTCTTTCTCCTTCTTCGCCTTATCATCTTCTTCCTTCTTCTTATCGGCAGCAGCCTTGGCTGCCTCCTTTTCGGCTTCCTTCTTCTTATCGGCTTCGACCTTCGCGGCATCGGCAGTTTCCTTTTCCTTCTGCTTCTTCGCTGCGGCTTCATCCGCGATCTTCTTAAGTTTGTCGGCGGCTTCCTTAGCGGCGGCCTGGGCATCGGCGGCTTCCTTTTCTTTGCGCGCCTTTTCGCGGGCGGCGTATTCTCTGATAATCAGGTCGCGTTCCTCATCGGTCAGTTTGTCCTTAACGAAGGTATCGGCAACGCGCCGCCCTTCCTTATAGTTGATGCGCTGCCCGTAGCCTTCCAGCATCATCGATCCGCCGCTTTGCTTCCGCATTTCTTCTTCGGTAAGGGTAGGGAAGAGTTCCTTCATAACTTCCCTGCGGCCCTGGCCCTGCGGCCCTTCAAACATTTTTTCGCGCGCCTTCTCTCTGGCAGTTTCAACCTTTTCCTTAAGTTCCTCTTTCTTCGTGTTCATCTCATCTTCGCGAAGGATCGCGGCTTCTTCTTCGCTGAGAACATCGCCGGCATCGGTATAGCCTTGGGTTGCTTCCTGGGCTTTGCGCAGGATCGGAATAAGTTTTTCAACCGAAGAACCTAGCAGGCCTGACGCGATCTTAAACTGCGTTGCATCGTCCGCGCCGGTGGACATCGCGCGGCCCAATCGTTCGATTACCTCGATAGGCTTAATCGCGCCGGCGGCGATATCGGAAGCAGCGAATCCAAGCGCCTGCAGCGCGGCGGCCTGGCTGCTGGTCGGGTCTTTAGCGGCATCGATCGCTTTACGAACTTCGACATAGGCCTGCGCTACAGTATCGATTCCAACCCCAGCCGCTTCGGCTGCGCTGCCAAGGCGCTGATATTCTTCTACGCTGATGTTCAGCGCCTTCGCCTGGTTAGGTAGTTCCGAACCGAACTTAACCGCTTCGGCTACCTTCTGTTTATATTCCTCAATCGCGTTACCGATCGCGCTGATACCAGCCTGGACTAATGCCATCGGGCCGGCAACGCCTAGCGCCATCTTAGCCAGGTCGCTGCCGAAACTGTTAATTTTCTTGTTAACAGTATCGACAACTTTCGAAGTGTTATCCTTCGCGTTGATTGAGAACTCTAGGCTATTGCTCATTTTGATTCGGGCTTTCCCCTACAGTTGCCGCGCCGTCAACCGCGCTAGGTTTGTCCAGGCTGGCGATCAGTTCTTCGTCATCCGTTGAAAGGATATCCATCTTAGCGCCGCCCTGGATTGAGAAAACCGCAGCCAGCCAGATCGCCTTCGCTTCGGGCATCTGCATAGCCTCAGAATAACTGATCCCATTTTTGCATAGGGCCGCGACAACCGACAACTGCCAGGGAACAGTTCCTTCGCCGCCGCGCTGGCTGTCCTTCTTTTCGTAGAACTTAGGCCAATCCTTATGCGTATCGATATGCGCGACAAAGGCGCGGCAGCCCTGGGCGAATAGTTTACGATCCAGGGTAAGCCGCAGCATAAGCCAGCGGTCGGCCCAGGTCGGCTTACCGAAAGGTTCTTCGGCGCATACCTTCAGGCCGATAATCAGATCAGCCGGCGTAATCTCCTTATCGGTTTCCAGAAACGGGGAATCGATGCCCTGCAGCCAAACCCGGTGTTTGATGCAGAAGGGTAAAAGAATGCGGCCCAGAACATTCGTTCGGGCCGCTATCAGGTGCGCGTTCAGAAATCTTCGGTCAGCCATAAACCGACCTTAGCGCCTGGCTGCGCTTAGGCAATACCTTCGTAGTCGATCGCGCTAACGCTAATGCGCATATAACCCTTCGCTTCGCCGCGTTCTTCGATCGTCTGGATAAAGCCCGAAAAGGCGATGCCGTTGCCGGTGAACGAAAGCGCATCCCCGATGCTGGCAGAGTAGGTAGTCGGAACGAGGCCTTCGACCTGCAGGGTCGTGCGTTCGTCATACATCTTAACGCCGATCACAACGCCGACCGCGTTCGTAACTTCATCCGAATTGGCAAAGGATTTGCTGACAGTATAGGACTGCACAGTAAGGCCGGTAATAGTGCCGTTAATGCCGTGGATGTGGGCAGTTCCCTTGGTTACAGTAGCCATAGAAGTTAGTTGTTATAATTGCGGGCTTAGTCAAACGGCAGCCAGGACAACCAGAAGTTCAAAGTTAAGGGTGGTCATAAAGGCCCGATCGCCGCGCCCTTCGTCTATGCTTTGAACATCGATGTAATAAACAGCCGCGTCCCCGATCGCAGCGAACGAAGCCTTAACGCCGGCCTGATTCTCTAGGCGGCCCTGGACATTCTGGCAGGCGGTTCGATGCGCCGAAAGGCTGCCGCTGTCGATCTGCGTAAAGATGCCAACGCTGACGCGGCAAAGGTAGTTGCCTAATCCCTGGGCCAGCCCAGGCGGCGCGCCGGCTGATTCGCAGGCTACGATGATATTATCCGGCTGGTCGATCTTGTCGGCCTGCGCGGCTGCCCTGATCTGGTAGGCAGTCAGGTCGGCTTCGCCCTGCAGGTTCGCGACCAGGGCGGTTTCGATGATATCCAGGATAGATTTAGTTCCCATAAAGTTAGGCCTGCTTTTGGCCTGAGTTAAATCGGTCGGCGGCAATCTTCTGGAAATGCCCAACGCGCGCGGAAAGTTTGCCGGCGCGAACGAATAGAACTTTTGCTGCCGTAGCCGCGCGGGTAGCAGCGCCGAAGATGTTGCCGATATCGTTCTTAACGATAATGTTCAGGCGCTTATCCCCAGGGGAGAGAGTTCCGGCTGCGGCAAGTTCAGCGCCGACAATGCTAACTTGCCCGTAGTTAGATGCGTGGCGCTTGATCCAGGCGGGCAGCGCCTTAACCCCGAAGTTCTTTCTAACCCCGTTGATCTTAGGCGCGCCTAGTTTGTTGATAGCCGCAAACCAGCCGGCCTTCATAAAGCCGACCCTGCGCTGCCTGGTCTTGATGTATTGTTTGATAGCGGATTCTGGCGCGATCTTCTGGCTGCCTGGGTTGGCTTTGGTAGAAGGCCCGTTGTTGCGCCTGATGCGCCCGCGATAGAACCGGCGTTCGCGATCGTGTTCTTCCTTGATGCCGCCAGGGCCGACCAGGTTATAAGCGCGATAGATGAAAAGGTTTCGGGCCTTGCTATAGGATCGGGCGAAATCCTGATCGTCATAAATCTTCTGCAGAACCCCAGCCTTCGGGCGCTTGCCTTGCTTCCATTTCGCGAACTTGTTGCCGCTGCCCGTTGCCGGACTGACGGCAGCAGCCAGGCTTTTGCTATCGGGCATAATGACCGCTTCGACATCGCGCGCGACCGCAGCGTTACCCCAGGTTTCGGCAATCTTCTTATCACCCTGCCCGCCGCCTTCCCCGTTAATCGGCGGCGAGTAAACCATCGCTTCGCGGCAGGTAAGCGCGGCTTCTTCTTTGACCAGATCAACTAGCGCCTGGCCCGTAAACTTCGCGTAATCGGCGAACTGAGCAGAAAGCAAATCCTGGGCCTGCCGGTCGAACTCTACATAAACCCTTCCCTGCCCTGCCATTAACGGGCTTTTGCTCATCGGAATTGGTCAGCGTCCTGGGTAGTCATCTGCAGCCAGGCAGTTCCAGGCTTATGACTAAAGCCGACAACGCGCAGGCTGCGCCCGTCAAAGGTTAGGGTTCGCCCGATCTGCATATGCGCCTTCGCAGCCAGGGCCGCGCTAGTGGCGGGGACTTTGATAACTACGCTGATCGTATCCGACAGGCCGCCGGCTGCGAACGATTGGGTTAGGGTAGGTTCGCC